GGTGGAAAAGCTCGTGGCCCGCATGAGCGAAGGCAACAAGCGTGAACTTCTCAAGAAGCTCCAGGCTGAACTGGGTGTCGAAGAAGTCTAGGCCAAGTCCTCCGACTCCGAATAAAAAATTGGATTCTCAAAATACCCCCGTATATTTCCATATTTTTTCTAGAAAATAAATCATTTCAGAAATGAAAAATTTTCGCATTGAATATGGGAAAATTACGGGGGTATTTTTAAATAGGAAGTACTCCAATAAAGAGAACTGAAATAAAATCCATTAAAAATATGGGTACTAAATGGGGGCATTTCCCTATATTAGATATGGACGGGAAACACCCGTATAGATAAAACAGAACGGGTCCAAAAAGGACCAAAGGAAAAAATAAACATGCTTACGAAAGCAGAACTAGAATATTATGAACGTACTCCGGACGCTCTCTGCCAGCTTGCGGAAGAAGTAAAGAAGCTCCGTGAAGCCGTGGAGAAATGCACGGGACGTCCGGTCCCGACAGAAGAGAAGACTCCGGTCAAGCCTGAACATCCGAAGGACAGCCCCTTCGACATGCTCGCAGTCACTAACGTCGAAGTGTTCCCGTTCAAGGGAGGCGCTACGCTCGGCCACATGAAGGGCATGGCTAGGATAGTCCTCAACGACCAGTTCATAATCCATGGACTCCGCATCATGGAAGGGGAGAACGGGATGTTTGTCGGCTATCCGCCGGACCCGTTCTACAAGGGCGAAGACTACCGCTCCGCTTGCTTCCCTATTACACGTCAGTTAAGAGAGCACATCGAAAACTGTGTACTTGAGAAGTATATGGAACTCACAAAGTAATTCTTACAAATTAAGTTCACTATAAAGTAACACTGAACCTCGCATCATTCTAGGAGTGGTGCGGGATTGAGTGCTGCATATAAAGGAACACTCGCTATGAACAAACAAATCAATACAAAGGAACTCCAAAATGAGTACGAACAAGGAAGTGCAGGAAAAACCTGCGACGACTCTTGCAGAAGAGAGTGCAATTATCCCGATTGCGCAAATTGCGTCTACGGAGGAGTGGAACCACCAGGTAACCATTCTGAACAGGAAGAGTACTGACCTCGTGAACACTGATGTTGTCGCGCAGGGGTACATGCTCCATGGTCATCCGGCCTCCATGGGATTCATCAACCTTAACAAGATGACCGCCTCCCGTATGAGGAAGCAGTTCCCCTTCTTCGACAGGAAGGACCCGCTCTTCGCCATGCTCGAGGCAAAGCTCAAGTACATCGTGGGCCAGGGCATCCTCAAGAAGTACGAGTACCGCAAGCGTGGCGAGTACATCGACTACGCAAAGTGGATCGACAAGGAGTGGGCAAAGCTCCTTGAAGAGTTCAGAACGTGGAAACCTTCCTTCCTGGAGTTGACAAATGGCGCAACGCAAGACGATAATGTCTGAGGAAGACCGCTTCGCCTTCGACACGGCCTGCGAGCTCATCGAGAAGGTGCTCAGGACCTCGCCGGAACACTTCAGGAGCTACGTGGCCCCGTGGGCGAAACGTCTTGAGAAGGAGTGCAAGCTCCGCGAGAAGATTCTCAAGCTCTCCGGCATGGGTAACTGGTGCCTCTTCAACCAGAGCGTACTTCTGGAACTCGCGACTGAACAGAGCGAGCCTTTCATCGACCTCTGCATCCAGCTCTGCAAGCGAGGACTCAGCCACTCGCCGGTGTCGCTGGTGAAGTGGTGGAAGAGGATGATTGCCTGCGGGCAGGCGAGCACGATAACTTACTTCACGTGGCTCACGTTCAAGCCCGGGAGTTCGTGCGTCACGGGGAACGACATCCTCTACAACTGCACAAGGACTCGACAGATGTTCGATGCGGTGCTCGTGACTCTTGACTCCGACCAGGTGCTCGACCACCATCTCAGGGAACTCCTTGGCGGGCTCGGAAGCAACTCCGACGTCCACAAGGCGTGGAAGAAGTTCTGCATGGAAAACCATCCAGACAAGGGAGGGGACCCCGAAAAGTTCCTCGAAGTCAAGGTGTGCTACGACGAGTGGTGCGCCATCAATTCAAACTCAAACAAAGGATAATCAAGATGAAACAGAATTTTATCAAGTTCAAGAAGGAATCGGTACAGCTTGCGCAAGTGTTCGCATGTGCAAGCGATGGCTACTTCGATACGGAAGACATCTCGAAGGGAACGCTCGTGATCGGAACCTACGACGAAGGGAACTACTTCGCCATGGGTTGGCTCAAGGGCATGACTCGTGACAGGCAGACCGGAGAAATCCTCTTCGAAATTGTCAATGCGGTCGAAGAAGGAGTGGCACAGTTCATAAAGAACACGAGGCGTGTAAGCTCGTGTAGTGTTCCGGTGTTCGCCTCACGTTATAGCGGTACAGGTACTCCGTTCGTAGGAAGGCCTTACACTTGTAATGGCGAAAAGGCAACGTTGTGCACTGACGACTGTACCGAAGTAGTATCCACAGAATTTATATACAGACTCGAACCTTTATTCAAGGAGACAAAGTAATGAAAACTTATGACATCAAGTGCACCAAATGCAGTGAAGAGACACTCGTAACCGCAAAGGACCAGCCGAACTTCTGCGCACTCTGCGGAAGTAAGGAAATCGTGTTGAAGAATATCGCCGGAGTTGACTTTGCGGAAGAGGCACAGTCCACGCATCCGAAAGCTCCAGTCGAAAAGTGCGTAGCCCCGAAGTGCGACGACTCTCCGACCTGCTTCAACATCGGCGACTGTGAGGACTTCGGCACGCTCGACAGCTTCACGTTCGAAGTCAAGGACGCACCGAAACAGGGCTCCGACGAGTGGCTCGCATGGCGCAAGGACGGCATCACCGCTACGGAGGCGGCGACACTCATGTTCCCCGACCAGTACAGCACTCCGATGAAGGTCTACACCGACAAGCTCGGCATCACCAAGAACGACCAGTCGGACCCTGACGGCTTCTTCGAGTGGGGCCACATCCTCGAGGACGACCTCGTGAGAAAGTTCAAGAGCGTGCATCCCGAACTCGCCGACTCCGTGACGCAGGGCAGACTCTACCAGCGCGGATTCGCGAAGTGTTCGCTCGACGCCCAGTGCGTGAAGGACGGCAGGCCGGTCATCATCGAGTGCAAGAGCTCGCAGTCCATGGCCAAGTGGAACCCGATTCCAGACCGCTACTTCGCACAGGTGCAGTGGCAGATGTTCGTCACCGGCGTGCACTCCGCAATCATCATCGCCGTCATCTGCGAAGGCGGTTACCACTACATCGAACGCGAGGTCCAGTACTCCGAGTCGTTCGTCAAGCAGATGGTGGAAAAGGCACAGGAACTCTACAACCATATCCAGGAAAGGACTCCGCCTGCAATGACGCTCGGCGGTCTCGAGCCGGACAAGAAGGCTGTCGCAGCTCTCCATGGCGAAGTCAGTGGCGAAGAGCTCAAGGAGGACACAGAAGTAACCCGTGAAGAAATCGAAGAGTACTACCGACTCAAGGCAGTCTTCGAGAAGGCACAGGAAGACTTCGAGGAGTGCAAGAACAGGCTCGGAATGAAGATGCTGGACTCCCGCCGTGCGACTTGCGAAGGCAAGACGTTCGCCTCCTGGGTGGAGCGCAAGGGCTCCGTCTCGGTGGACGCCAAGAAGCTCAAGGAGTTCTTCCCGGAAGCCTATGACGCCTGCAAGAAGGAAGGGCTCCCGTCTCGCTACGTGAAGTACAACAAGATTAGTTTCGAATAACCCTTGTCGGTGTAATGGAGTAAGGAAGGACGGTCTCCGTACGGGTTCGACTCCCGTACTTCCTATAAAATCTTTAAAAATTTTGGGCGCAAAATCGGTTAAAAATCTATATTATTATGGGTGAAAAGCCCAATAAATCCATAATAGAAACAACTCGGAAAACCTCCGAAAAGGAATAGTACCAATATGGCACAGACAAAAGAAGACCTCGCACTCGCAAACGCACTCGAAGACGAAATGAACACAGGAGCAACTCCTGACAAGCCTCTCCTCGCTGGCAATGGCGGATTCGCAGCTTTCCCGGTGGACAAGTTCGTACCGGCAGTAATCATTTCATATCAGGTGGCAAACCTCCCCATCCCTCAGAAGTATCAAAAGAAGGGTGGCCCGAAGGAACGTCCCTCTGTACGTTTCATGTTCGCAGCTCATCTCCGTGACGAACAGGGCCGCCCAGTCTATCGCGAAGTCGAAGACGAAAAGGGCAAGCGCGAAGAGCCGGTCATCCTCCGCAAGTGGACAAGCTGGAAGACAATCGGATACGGCGACAACTCCGGACTCCGCAAGCTCTTCAAGAGCGTATCGAACCTCGAAAATCTCATGAAGGCTGACGGCACACTTCCGGGCAAGAACGGAGTCAAGCTCGGACGTGAAGACGCACTCTGGCAGACACAGTTCTGCATCTTCTGCGAATGGGCAAGCGCCGAAAAGAAGTACTCCAACATCACGAAGGTCAAGCTCGACGACGAAAGCGCAGACAAGAAGTCTGAACTTGACATCGACTACTCCGTGGACTACGTTCCGTACCGCACGGCTCCGGCCTTTGGCAACGATGTGTACCTCCAGTCCGCAGTGTGCAAGCTTCCTGACCACATCCACGTGTACACTCAGGACGACATGGTGGAACCCAAGAAGAATGAAGACAAGTAATTTCTCCTGACTCATCCAATCAACCAGGCTCGACTCCGTTTCGTTATCCTTCCGGGGCCGGGCCTTTTATTTTACCCTGAACGAATGGAGTACTCGCGACTCCGGGACTACTATGAAACTAAACGGCAACTACGGCATTTCGGACATCGTCAATGCGCTCCAGGGAAACTTCGGATGCACTGACGTGAACAAGACCACCAAGGGAAAGCCTCTTGACGACAAGTATATCCGCCTTGAGCTCTTCTTCATAAGCATAGAAATCCACTATGCAATGGACAAGAGACTCGAGATTTTCCGAATAGACGAGTCCAACGGGGTCAAGGGATACGTCCCGCTATTGACTCTGCGTGGCGAATAGTGTATATTTGAAAAGAGAATGATAAAAGAACAGAACAAGACGTTACTGGTAGAGATTGCGAGAAACCCCGACTCGTCACCGAACAACAGGGTTGACGCATGTAAACTCATCCATAAATGTGGCCTACTACCTGCCAGCGAAGTTTTGTCAATCTTGCAAGAAACCATCGACGACTCCCGATCGAAGGACAACGTAATCATCAAGGCCATATCCCTGATGAACGAGATTGATAACTCCGCCAAAGAGCATGAAGAGCTATCGCCTGAACAGAAGGAAATCGTCGAGGAAACTCTGCTGAAGGAATACCTCGATGTCTCTACGGACAGTACTTGAAAAGTTCAAGAACAGGCTCACCTACAAGTCGCTTGACTCCGATGCCCTGGACATAAGCCGTTCGCTTGCGTCCGGCTCGCTCGGCACCGGCGACAACTTCGCGCAGTGGGCCTCCATTACGGACGACCCGAAGGTGGTGGTCAACTACCTACGGACCTACATCACCCAGCTCGTGTCCAAGATGAGCGGAGCCCCGTTCCGCCCCGAAGACGACAAGATGACCGAGCTCGGCGTGGCCATCGGCCTCAACTCCATCTTCTCCAAGCAGTACAAGCACGTGCTCGATGACGGGTACGCCTTCCTCGCTCTCGGCATGGAGGACGGGGTGCCGACAGTGAAGCCGGTGGACTCCAGATTCATCATGTTCAACGGGGACTCCCCGACGCTCAAGGACTCGACCGACGTCATCGTATTCGAAGTCGTCCCACTCACCGAAGAGGACAAGGAACGCGAGCTGACGGAGACCAAGGTCCCGTTCACCGAGCTCGTGAACTTCGTGACGTTCGACCCGAACTCCGAACGCATCATCGCCTCCCACTACCACTTCGAAAAGAAGAAGAACTGCTACGTCCTCGACATCTACGACAAGGACGCGGACAAGCCGACCACCTATCCGCTCCCTCAGACGCTCGACAGAATCCCGGTCATCCGTTTCGTGGGCGACGAGGTGGAGCTCTCCGACAAGCGCTGGCACTATCGCGGCATCTACTACTTCCTCTCGAGCGTGGTCAAGGCGGTCGCACTCACCGGCACCAAGATTCAAGGGCGCATCAGCTCCTACGACTACGACAACTACATCGCACCGGACGCCGCAATCGCTAACCACTCGCTTAGCTGGAAGAACTCCGGCGTGAAGACGGTGGACGACAAGGACGGCAACCAGGTCCCGGTCTCCGATATCCAGTTCATCCCTCATGACGACCACTTCCTCATCGACTCCTTCAACCTTTGGAAGACGGTAATCGCGGACTCTCTCGGCCCGACAATAGCATCCGGCTCCGAGGCCGTGACCCGTGAAGAAGTCGTCGCAAGACAGGAAGTCAAGGACGCAATCTCCAACCTCTACCTGACGAAGATGGTTGACTCCATCGAGGAAGTCTATCGCTGTATCAAGATGATGCTCGGAGGCGACTCCGCAGACGTGGTAATCATCGGCGGTTTCATCGAGTCGTGCAAGCGTGAAAAGCACCGTGGCGAGATGAAGGAAATCTACGCCTTCGCGAAGGAAGCCGGACTCAACACCCAGGGTATCGTAATAGAGCTCACACAGCTCACCGACCTCCCGACAGACCTCCAGGGCAGGCTCATCGACTCCTTCAAGCAGGACCCGTACAAGTCCCCGCTCGTCGTCCAGCTCCAGCAACAGCTCCAGCAATCGAACAAGACGATCGAGGACCTCAACAGGCAGATTGCCCTCCTCCGCATCCAGGCAACACAGAGACTCGAACGCCAGGGCGAGGCAATCGCAGCGGAAGAACGCATGAAGAGACTCGAGGTCGCCTCCAAGCAGAACATCGAGGAAATGAAGCAGACGCAGGAAGCGAACATGCTCGTACTCCAGACGCTCCTCGACAATGGCGACTACGACGGCGCGCGCAAGGTGGTCGAGGCCATCAACACTCGCGAACCGCATATCGTGAGCGACCCGGAAGTGGGCCAGTATGTAGACGCGAACACCTCCGCTACCATGGCGGGCATCCGTCAGGACCTCGTAGGAAGCGGTGCTATCGGAGGGCAGCAGCCTAACGCTCCGGCACCGACTCCGACTCCGGCTCCTCAGCCGCAACCGCAACCGCAGGGCCAGCCTCAGCAGGGAGCGATTCCTCAGCCTCCGAAGGCGGCGGTCACACTTTTCAATGACAAATAGGAGAACTTATGGCCAAATGGTATGAAAGCGCTAATGGCTGGGTCTCGGGACTTACCGATGCACTCGGGATAACGGACTCGCAGGCTCCGCGAAGGGCGGCGAACGCTGCACAGGAAGGCATGGACGCTGCGAACATGCAGCTCGACTGGGACTTGCAGGGTACTAACGACATGCTGAACACGGCTATCGGAAACGGACGCTCGCTCGACCAGACACTCAACAACTACGACTACACGATGGGCAACGCAATGGCCGGAACCCGGCAGGCGGGACAGAACGCGCTCGGCGAGATGGACGCAGGCTCCGCAGGAAACGTGCAGAGCTACCTGAACCCGAAGATGGACGAGATGCTCCGTGGCACTGCACAGGCAGTCGCCGGACGCTCCGGGAGCGCACTCCAGAGTTCCGCTGCGAACAGGAACATAGCGGACACGGTGAGCAACCAGGCAGGGCGGATGTGGGACACCGCCTTCAACCAGGCGCTCGGCGACTCGAGTCACAACTTGCAGGCGAACAACCAGTTCGGACAGACCAACCAGCAACTCGCAGGCATGGCGGACCAGCAGTACCAGGTAGACTCCGACCCCGTGATGAACTGGATGAACATGAACAACGACAGGGCGATGGCCAGATACGGAGCGAACACCGGAATCACGCAGGCGAACGTGCAGGCCGCCGGTACTCCGAACACATGGCTTTAAGGAGGGAACATGGCAACACTCGGATTAAGACAGTTTAGCGCACCGCAGTTCTCGATTCCGTCAATTCCGGCGGATGAGAGGGCGCTCCACAAGATCAAGGACGTGGCCTCCTTCCTCAACTCCATACAGTGGAAGGCGGACGAAAAGCAGCCGGAGCCGAATGACGTGTCGGGCGACTACAACCTGAACGATGCGCGCACCTCATTCGACTGGAGCGCAGGCGGACTCGACAGCTCGCTCGGTGACCCATCCCAGCGTATCGGCGAGACGAAGTTCGACAACCTCGACATCGACGAACAGAGGGAACTCGCGAACCAGTCCCTCCTCCACGGCGGGGCTCTCAACTTCGCTACCCCGGAGTACGACTGGAACCTCGACGCTCCGATGGCAGGCTACCGGCCGCTCTCGTCCCTCACGCCCAACATCAGCTATGACCGTTCTCCGTTCGGAGGCAAGTAATGAGCAGTTTCATCTTTGGAAAGGACCGCAAGATTATACCGACCGGTCCTGGATTTACTCTGGTGGACCCGTTGAGCTCCCCGTCGATGGCGGGAGTCTCTTCCTCGTCCATGGCGTACCCTCCGGCCGACAACCCGGCGGACCCGAGCGTGGACCCGCAGTCCCAGGTGAACGTGAAGAGCTCCTCCACGGCTCCGCAGCTGGATCGACCGAACCCGAAACCGGCAGTCCGCAAGTCGGCACCGGCGAAGACATTTACTCCACCTAAGCAGGAAACGGCCCCGAGCAGTAACGGCTTCTCCTTCACGAAAGTAGAACAGCCACAGGCCGAGCCGGAACTCGACCCGCAGGAAGAAGTGGAAAAGCGGATGGGACTAGGCGCACTCGCGGAAGGCACTGCGCAGAGCATCACGGGACCCTCGCAGAAGTACCAGACCGTCTTCGGATGGCTCACGAGACGCGACCCGACCCTGACTCCGTGGACAGACTTCGTCCTGCATGGCCCGAGAACCTCGATCGCGAAGTCCAACCGCTCCGACATGGAGGCGGCCCAGCTCGAACAGCAGGTAATGAGACAGCAGCAGGCCGGAGCGCAGGGGCTCACGATGCCACAGGTCCGACTCCGCCAGCAGATGCAGCAGCAGTGGGACAAGCTCCTCGGACGCTGGGAAGCCGGACGCTTCGTAGGCGACGAGCAGACCGAGCAGCAGTTCTATGACGAGGCCAACCGGCTCCTCACCGCAATGCAGAACGCAGGCATGGACACCTCCACGCTCTCGATGCCGAGCATGAACCCGGGCGGATTCTCTCAGGGCTACAACAAGAACGTGGCCGAACCTCTCGACAAGCTCCGCCACCTCGACTCCATCATGGGAGAAATCTACACCCATGCAGCGAACGACCCGAACTGGGTGACGGGACCGGAGGCGACAAACCTCTTCGATAAGCTCGGCGAACTTACAATCATCGACCTCGCCATGACGAAGGGGCAGATTGCAGATGCGGAAAAGGTGCGCCAGCAAGTCGCAATGATGGACCCGACTATCCGTGCGATGTACGACGACATCATGATGAAGTTCTTCGGCGACAACAACTCGCTCCAGAGACTCGCCCAGATGTACCAGCTCGACACCTCTACACGGAAGACGATCGAGGACATCGGACGAGACCTCAACGGGCAGAACCTCGGCATCAACGACAAGCCGGCCGGAGCGAACATCGGCTTCGCGGACAACGTACAGAGCTGGTTCGAGAAGGGCTCCAAGAAGAACAGGAGCCTTATCGGTGCAGTCGGAAACGTGTTTAACGCCATCAAGAGAGCGGGCGACAACGTACCGGTACAGCTCATGACCGCCTTCGAGGCGATGAAGGAAGGCAAGGACGCCTTCAAGGAATACGTCATGCAGGACGCTCCGGTGAACATGGCGCTCATCTGGGAACTTGGCGAACGCATGAGGAACGAGAACCTGAACAAGTACAACGACTGGACCCGCAAGAACGGCAAGCTCTTCGGGTGGAAGTACCGCTCGGCCTTCAACATGCCGGAAAAGTTCGGTGACGAGCTCCGCGCTTTCCAGACGACTCCGAAATGGAAGGATGCGCAGGCCCCGGTGTACAACGCGACAATCACTTCCGGCGGTCACATCCCTCCGGTGCCTGGCCAGTTGTGGAATCCGGGCAAGGTCAACAACGGAAGAGGAGCTTTCTGATGGGAATCATACCTTCCAGACATGAACGCGAAAGCATAAACTCGGCAGTGGACGGGTTCAATGACCCGAACGTACTCCAGGCGGTGCGGGACATCGCAGAGGCAAAGGCGTGGCGTCCGAAGCTTGCGGACTTCGCAGGCGACGAGACGTTCTCGAACATGCTCAACTCCATCCTCATGCAGAGAATCGGGCTTGCACTCGTGAGCCCCGAGGAACTTGCACAGGCAGGGATGAGCGACAACCTTGCGGACTACGGCTACATGTTCGATCCGGAGCAGTCCGTATGGAGCTCGGCTACCAAGGACGAAGCGGAACAGCGCGGACTCCCATGGTATCGTACCTCGAGAGAGGCAATCGACGCACTCTATGACGATGCCCTCCGTGACGACAACGGCAAGCTTGTGGCCGACTTCGAGCGTTCAGAACTCTATGACGAAATGAACAGGCGGCTTGCGGACATCACTTCTCAGATGGTCCAAGAAGACCCGTCCATCATGGGCAAGCTCGTGAAGGGCGGTGTCATGAAGAACCAGCGCTATCGCGGTGAAGACGGGCTCTGGAACGAACGTACCGTACCGGACGAATACTCCGAGAAGAACCTTGCATACAAGCTCGCATCCATGGTTGCGCCTACACGTACGCTCGGCATGGTGACGGACCCGGAACTCAGGACCCGTTCTTCGGCTCTCGAGAAGGCACGGAACGTCGGGCTCGACGCTCTCGAGTCCTATGCACTTCTGTGGAACCCGGCAGGCAAGCTTGCGACCAACCTCGCGGCCAAGGCTATCGGCGTGCCGGTACGGAAGGCACTCCCGAAGCTTGCAGACTGGGGCTCGGGCCGTGGCTACGCATGGCTCAACAACGTGGGCGAGAACGTGCTCGGCGGTACGCTCAACTCCATAGGCTTCCAGGGAGCTGACGAACTTCTCGACCCGGACAACGCGATGGAGCAGAAGCCGTTCGACATGGGCGACGCACTCCTGACGGGCGCAGTCTCGGGCGCAGTCCCGATGCTCGCCGGTACGTCACGCGGACTCTCGGGCAAGCTCCTCAAGGGCAAGACGAAGCTGAAACAGATGATGGCCGACTCCTACAACCGGAAGCCGATGGGCCGTGAAGTCTCCCCGAACGAACTCGGGAAAGAGGCGAACGAGCTGCTCAAATCCAGGACATACAACGACTTCGTGAACGCACCATATATCAGGACCCAGACCGGCGGCTATCCGCACTATGCGACTCCGAAGGTGGTGCCGTTCCAGAAGGCGAACGACATGACTCCGGCTGACGTTGACGATGCGCTCCTCGACCGCGTAATCCGTGCGACAGGCGACAGGGAAGCTTCCGAACGCTGGTTTGCGGAGAACGTGGGACAGCGCGGAAATCTCGCAAAGCAGGGCGACTTGCAGATAGGCAACTCCGACAGGAGCGCACAGCCGTATCTCGTTGAAACGGCCGAGACGTTCCGCAAGAACCAGGCCGAACATCCGGTGAGCTCCTACAAGACAGAATTTGCGATGCCGATTACGCAGGCGGAGTTCAACAACCCGAAACTTCTCGACAACCTCTCGCAACCGCAGAGACAGCAGCGATACTCCCGTCACCGCATGGACAATGCGGAACGTGCAAGACGCGAACGCCTCATCGACGAGTTCACTCCGAAGGACCCGAAGACTCGCGAATCCCGTCCGACCGGAAGACCGGAAGCTGGCGGCATCGACTTGCGACCGGTGAACGGGAAGACTCGCAAGGGCATTAACCTTTTGCGCTTCGGTGCATACCACGCTATACCGGAATTGACCGAAGGAAGCGCTTTCAATGTTATCCGTAATGGTGTACCTCTCAGACAACGTAAGGAGGAAGAATGAATATACAGATAAACGATACCCACAGACTCCCCTATTCTAAAGGGAAGTTGACGGCCATCAAGTTAGGTTCAGGACAAACTACTCCGGTGGAGTTCTTTGACCAGGACGAACAAAGTCTCGGCTACACAGTTTATACGAACTCGATGGGCTTCGTATGCGATGCGAACGGCAACTTGCTCGGCAACGGCATCTTCGCACATGAAGACGCGGTAATCACTTGTACGTACAACGGAGCACAGGTAGCGCAGTGGGTAGTCAAGGCGAACTTCGTACCGACCGAATTGCAGGTGAACGACGGCAAGCTCCTGAACAAGAACGGCGACGTCGTATGGAGTGCAAACAGCTCCGGCAACTATACACTTAAATACTCCGACATCCAGGGTACGCCTACGCTGAACGAATGGACGGAGGACGAACAGGACATCGTGATTCCACGTGGCGTCAACCCGTCCACTTGCGAAGTGGGCAAGCACACCAAAGTTCTCGTCGTAGGGAGCGAACTCGATGCGAGCGTCCCGTATGCGAACCTCTACCTGACTCCGGAGCCGGGCGACCCGCAGCGCTTCGGCCAGGTGTTCTTCGTACAGAACATGATTACGGAAGGCCCGATACTCCAGCTCATGAACGCCAACGCCTCCGGTCCGTTCTGCAAGATTGGACACGGCGGTTCCGCAGTGGTGGCGCTCCTGAGCAATGGCGACTTCACGGCACTTAGCGTATCGGGAAGTGAAAGCGTGAACTTCGACCTTGGCTCCGCAGTCACCAACCAGCAGACGTTCGTAAGCGACGACACTCCGGGAGTAATCGCAGTCCAGGACACGCAGGCATCAGGCACAGTCGCCTTCTGCAAGGTTGCGGTGAACGCGAGCCAGATTACAAAGCCGAGAAAGATTGTGATCATTTGGCAACCAAACCCGGCTCTCGACTCCTCGTGCAAGAAGCTGAAAGTGTTCGGGAAGGACACCGACATGGTGCTGTACACCGGAATCGCGCTCCTGGAGCTCATGCCGTTCTGTCCATGCGAGTGTATCGTCAGGTACGACCTTACAACGCAGTCCACACAGCTCACGCCACTCGGCTACATCGAGAAGCGTACGGCTCCCATCATGCAGACGGCCCCGACCGCAGTCGTGAACAACGGGACCACCAGGGCGACTCTCGGCTCTGCTACGACCTGCATCGACCTCCAGCTTACAGGAGGCGAGAACCCGGACCCTTCATCCAAGAAGGTGTTCCCGGTAGTAATCGACCTCCCGCAGAACTTCGAGGGCGACGTGATGGTGCAGAGCTCGACCGCATGGACGGCGCAGAACTTCGAAATCCAGGTGGGATTCCGCTGTAACCTGAACGAGCTCCGTGCAAGCTATACTTCCGGTGGCGTGCAGAACGTTCCGGTGTACCGCTCCTCCGAAGGCGACGGCGGAAACAAGGGCAAGTTCTTCGCCCTCTTCCACGTGCTGACGCTCACCGCAGGCGGAATCTTCGTCTGCTGCAACCCAGTAACACCGGAGTCCTGATGACCCAGCTCCAGATCGAACTAGACCTCTGCCGTAAAAACTTCATGTTCTTCGTGGCGTACTGTTTCATGAACATCTACCACACGAAGTTTACCTTCTATAAGTTCCACAGGGAAGTAGCGGACATCCTCCTGAGACTTCCCGAAGAGAAGCGCGTAATCATCAATGCGCCTCCCCGAATCGGCAAGACGGAACTCGTGAAGCACTACATCGCGTGGCTCTTCCTCAGAGACCCGTCAAGCACTGTAATCTACTGCTCGTACGACCAGTCGCTCGTCTCACGTAAGAACCGCGAAATCATGGACCTGCTGATATGGCTCTCGAAGCACTTCGACATCCCAGAGCTGATGCCGCTCCCGCAGGCGAAGGGAAAGACCGAATGGGTGAACCATGCGAACGGCTCGATTCTCGCCAAGGGTACGAACAACCCGGTCACCGGTGCAGGGTGCTCGACAGTGCTCGTCCTTGACGACCCGAACAAGCCGGCCGACAGAACCTCCGCGACAATACTTGCGAAGCGCAACGCCATTTTCAAGTCCACCATCCGCAACCGTATCAACATGCCGGAGGTTCCTATCCTCGTCATCCAGCAGAGGGTGGCGGCGGAAGACCTTACGGGCTACCTCCTGACCGACACGGCGGAGAAGTGGATTCAGTACAAGTTCTCGGCCATTGACGAGAAAGGCGAGAGCATCTGCCCCGAACGCCTCCCGGTAGAGGAAATCGACAAGTACAAGAACGACCCGTTTACGTACAACGCGCAATACCTCCAGGTCCCGCTCGACGACATAGGCAAGCTCTTCACGAAGGATACGCTCCGTGTAGCGGTGAGCCGTCCACCGATGGACAAGATGAGGCTCGTGATTGCGGTGGACGCATCGGCGAAGGCGGACATCGGGAACGACTTCAATACGGTGAGCGTCATCGGCTACTTCCCGGAAAACGGCAACTTCTATATCCTTGACGTGCTGAACATACGAGCAGACATCATCGCGCTCGTCCAGACCATCAGGGACACGAGGCGCAAGTACGGGAACACAATCCCGGTACTCATCGAGGCGAAGGCGAACGGCACCGCCGCTATACAGATTCTCAGGCGCGAGACCTCCGGCATCATCGAAATCTCGCCGTGCAAGGACAAGGTGGAGCGTGCGCTCGTCGTCAAGTACCTGTTCGACTCGTATAATGTATTTTTCTCTTTGCGCGGACTCATCTGGGGCGAAGTCCAGTCGCAGTTCCTCCAGTTCCCGAACTGCAAGCACGACGACATCGTGGACTCCATTGTCCATGGCCTCACCTACCTGAACAAGACTGCGGGCATGAGGAACACGACCACAGTGCAGGCGCAGAAGGATGAACGCGACAGAAGGCGTGTAACATATCAACCGAGGAGTTATTATGGAAATTCTGGATATTGCCCATAGGGCCATCCAACGCTCGGGAGTCCTCCCGTCGTTCAACAGGGACGAGTGCCCCGAAGACTATGAACAGCGTGCTTGCGATGTTCTCGTCAACGAACTTATCAACGACATGAACTGCGACCGTACACTCGACATGACGGAAGTCGCTCTCCCGTTCAAGCCTACGAACAACATATTGGACTTATGTTGTCCTGAAGACTCCGAGAACAGACATATTCTGACACTCCCGTACACTTGCGATTACCTTGTTAAATACGAACAACCGAGTGGCCAATTTGCCAACCTCTCTCAAGCCCTAGCAAATATAGGGGTTGCAGTGCATCCGCCTCGCAACGGAGTAGGCGAACAGCTCGCTCTCGGTATCTGGTCCATTGATAACAAGTTCATCGAAGTCCCGGTGCAGGACTTGTCCGCGATTACGGAGTTGCAGGTCAGCCTCCGCTACAACGTGCCGTTCCCTCCGATGCGCGTAGAAGGCGTGTACGAAATGTGGACCGGTATCGAGCTCGACTACAAGCACGCCGGTGAATTTGTCAGCTCCGAATATTTCAGGTGCGAACACGTCTTCATGGTGGAGGACTACCCGAACAAGGTCCGAATAAAGTTCCATCCGGAGTTTGCGGACAAGCCGGTAAACGTGGTGCTTCCGGTGCCTATCCAGTGTATTAACTATCTCGACTCCCCGAGGCCGTGGAGCGGACGCATCATCGCACCGAAGAAATACTACGGCTACCTAATCGCGGAACTCGCTGCACGTACGGCGGAAGAATACGGAGTGGCTAGCGCTTCTGGACTCCGCGTCTCTGCCGACAAGGAGTATAACAAGCTTGTACGCAACTACCCGAAGCGCCAGCACCATGTGGACATCCCGAAGAAGATTGCGGACACTCTCGGACGTGTACCTGGAATGACAGTACTCGGCTCCGGCTATAACGGAGGTGCAGGCAATGGGTAAGTTCAACGGCATTGACACCTTCCATGACGGGCTCGCGGTAAGCGACTACGTGAACATGATTCCGCTCGGCGATACGTGTATCGACCGGCTCGGAGAGAAGCTCGTCAGCGGTCTTGCATCAGACCTCGAGCATGAAGTCAGGGGCGCCTTCGTGGATTCTGCGAAGCGGGTCTATGTTGTCCTCACCGACGTCATCCACGTATTCACTCCTTCCCAGGACGGCGCATACGAATACGTCGGAGTGATGGCCGGTTTCGTGGACGGCGAACTCGTGGAGACGTTCAAGCTCCTCAACGCAATCGGTCCGGTCACCTTCACGGAGTCGGCAATCAAGCCCTCGACCGTCTACCTGTGCGACGGCCAGTACATCTACAAGTGGGCAAGCTCCGGGAACGAGGCACTCGCCGCAAGGATGATGTGGTCTCCTGGCATCCAGCCGAACGCCAACGAGGCATGGAAGATCGACCCGTACACGGCAGTCGTCTCGAATGACCAGCGTCTCGACTTCTCCGAAATGGCGAAGGTGGACTCTGTCGACTGGTTCGACAACAAGCTCGTGGCGGTGCAGAAGGACAAGAACACCGTATGGCTCACCTGTACGGACCCGGAGCAGTTCTCCAACGACCGCTCGCTCGATCCGTGGGGAGAGACCTACCAGCTCTGGCACAACTGGTATTCCTCCACCAACTCGGCAGACCGCCTGAACACGGCAGTCGCCTTCGGTGGCCAGCTCTACCTGCTCAACTCCAACTCCATAGAGGTGTGGAGCCGTACCGGTAACGAGGACGCCCCGTTGCAGTCGAACACGCTCCAGGTAATCCACCATGGCGCACGCAACCCGCTTGTTCTCGGCGACTTTATGTACGTGATAGCGAACGACACAATCGGCGGGGAGTACGTCGGTGTGGTGACTCCGCAGGGCTTCAAGAAGATTTCCAATCTTGAAGTGGACCACCGCATCGAAAAGCTCGGTATGCTTGACATCGTTCCTGTCGCACAGAGGGGCGAGACCTACGTCATGGTCAGGTGCAAGTCAGGACTCGATGGCTACGTCTTCACCGATGGCAGGTGGTGGCACTGGGAAACACCGAAGGGAGCCGATGACTCGGTGTACCGCTCGCTGATAGGCCCGTTCGCAGTCACCCGTCACGGAGCTCTCGTGGAGTTCACCGACTCGAAACGCAGGGACTATCTCGGCAACCAGCTCCACCGCTACATCAGGGACTCGTTCGAGACTTGGCACTCCAGGAAGCTCTTTCGCAGAGTGGCAGTCGCTATGGACTCCGGCAGGGTTACCGAACCAGGAGCGGACGACGACCCGATGCGTCAGGTGTATCTCAGGCTCTCGACCAACCGGGGCATGAACTTCGGCAAGTACTATTACCGGAAGCTCGGGCCAAGCGGCATGAATAACAAGGTTGTGGAGTGGCTTGCGCTGGGCTCAGGCAACTCGCTACTCCTTGAAATAGGGAGTTCTGCACAATATAAACTGCAAATTTATGATATTTCAGTAATTACCCAATAAAATTAAAATGCTTGTATTTGCACAAAGACGGCTCAAACGGGCCGTTTTTTCTTTTGTGCGGTACATCCCTATAGCCCCATTAAATACGGGCTCAAATGACCTTAAATGTGTGGGATTTCAAATGAAAATTTACCCATATATAGACGGGCAACGGCCCAATTTTAACCTATATTTGAATCAAGGAGAACTCCATGCGAGTACTTGCATTTGACATTGAAACCTACAAGGAACACTTCGTCTGCTGTGGCATCCTTGCGGACAACGAAACGCACGAGGAGCTCGGGCGCTTCAAGACCGGAGACCACGGCAACTTCTGCGTTGACGGGCAGAACGTCCAGGACATCGAGGACATGTTCTCGAAGGCAGACTACATCATCAGCTACAACGGCTCCAAGTTCGACCTTCCGGTTCTTGCGAAGGTGAAGCATGACGTGAAGAAGATGGGCTACACCACTTCCAAGTTCATCTACGCCGACGCGAACGACATCATGGGTGCGAACGACTTCGCGACCGGTGGCATGAAAATCTTTCTCCACCAGGACAAGGACTGGAACGCAAAGCACTTCGACATGCTCAACAACTGCTTCCTCGGCAAGTCATTGAAGCAGTGGGAAATGTACCGCAACCTCCCGATACGCGAACTCCCGTACGAACCGGACGCTCCTCTCACCCAGCAGATGAAGGACGAAATCGACGACTACTGCTTCCATGACTGCTGGGCGTTACTCCAGCTCTACTTCTGGGCAGGAAGTGGCCAGAACAAGACAAAGTACCATACGCTTCGCGCACGCAAGGCGATTATGGACTCGCTCTATCCGGCCCATCTTCCGTACAAGTTCGACAGGACTCCGCAGGCGGTCGCCGCGTCCGTCATCTACCAGTGCAACTGCGCAATCCCTCCCAAGACTTCCAATCCGCTCGAGCTCTTCAACCTTGACGAGTTCGAAGTCCCGGACGAGGTGAAGGACATCATCAGGCTCCTCGCACGCTCACGTCCGACCACCGAAAAGGAAAAGAAGGAACTCGCCCAGCAGTGCGTCTACAAGGGCATCCAGTACGGCAAGGGCGGTTGCCACTACATCATGAAGGGAGCAGTCAAGGACATCTACGCCTTCGACGTGCAGTCCGAATATCCGCGAGTCATCGACCACTGGGGACTTCTCAAGACACCGGAAGCGCGCAAGAACTGGAAGGATGCGATGAAGGCACGCTTTGCGATGAAGGCGCTCAAGGGAACTCCGGAATACAAGCCGGACCTCGACATGGGATACAAGATTCTCGTGCTCAATGCGCTCTCGGGCGGTTTCCGTATCCGTACGGGAAGCTCCCCGGCGTTCGACCCGGCGGCGGGCGAAGCGATGTGCTACCTCGGACAGCTCGTGATTTCCGAAATGGCGTTCGCCTGCCCTAACTGGGAAGAGAACGTTGTCGAAATCAATACCGACTCCGTGTTCGTTACGGGCGAGGAAAATGCGAAGGTGATGCGCAAGAAGGCCGAACAGATGCTCGTCAAGTACGAAATGCTGTTTGAAGAGGAATACTTCGCGTCTGCATACTTCCGTGACGTGAACAACTATATCATCTACGACAAGGACGGGAAGTATCTTGACGGCCGTGGCCTCGACTGGAGCGACATGGTGAACAAGCTCCATGAACCGGCAGTCATCGACACGCTTGTACGCAACCTCCTCTGCAACGACATCGCCGACCTCGACCTCGACTGGAAGCGTTACAGGTGGCAGGACTTTATCTACAAGTACCACCGCTCCGCAGCAAGCAAGTATGCGATGATCGGCGACGACTTCATGACCCGCAAGAACTACTACTTCATGTGGACCACCCTCGACTGCCCGGATGCGAAGCCTATCAACTTCTCCAGGGACCTGCTCGATGCGCACAACGGAAGTATCAAGACCCGCTACGGAGTCTATGCGTTCGACATTGCGGACCTCGAGAAGTACAAGGACTACATCGACTTCCGTCAGTACCGCCGTGACCTCGACGACAATTTCGACCTGTGGGGAAAGCAGGACCTCATCGTCACGCACCTCGGCAAGGGAGCCAAGCGCAAGTACGGCCTTAAGTCTCTCGCCGACATCCTCACCCAAATGTATCCTACCTATAACAACGAAGGTTAATCGTGATAAACGTTCTCCTCATTATCTTATTTGTGCTCGCCTGCCTGAATCTTGGAAGATGGTTCGACGAGTTTACGGCATTTCTCGAACTCGAAATCACCGAGCTTGAGTTTACGACTCTCGACATAGTTCTGCTCGTCATCAGCATGGTCTATGCAATCTGGTTCATTGTCCATTTCGCCAGGTCATTCATCATCTAGGAGGGACCATGACTCCATTGCAGAAAGCGATAAACATTCTTTCGCAGATGCCGAAGAAGACCCAGAAGTTCATCATGAGCCGTGTCAATTTCGACACGATGACTCCACAGGAAGTGTACCACGACATAATCGAGTGCATGTACAACTCCTGCAAGTCTGCGACACAGCGCGAAGTCATCGACATGATGCGCCACATCTCTCCGTCGAACGAGGAAATTCTCGAGGCGTTCAAGCCGTCAGAAAACACGGACATGACTCCTCTCTACTTCAACGAGGACCAGCTCGACTTCATTGCCGAAAACGTGTACCGCAACCGTGACGGCGACTTCCGGCTTATCCCGAGAGACAAGAACTGCTCCGCCGAGACGATGCCACTCGAGGGCCTCAAGGCTGACGACGACATCATTGCGGCGAGGCTCAACATCGTCAGGGTCGCTCCGAACGGCGCGTCCGAGGAGTTCAACGGGCTCAAGGAACTCCGCAAGCAGCCGTATGACGGGCCGTATGACGGAGTGTTCAAGAAGCTCGCCCCGAACCTGAGACGCATCAAGATTATTTCCAGTTTCGCTCCGGACGAGCCCCACGGATTCTTCCGCAAGGGCGAGCAGATGTACAGGAACGTGTGCTCGCAGATAACGGACGTGAACCCGTCACTCGTCAACGAGACTTCGCTGAGGCGTGCGATGTTCCTGACCTATCTCGTGGCCGGAGGGAAGATTGCGGACTGGGAAGCTCTTTACAACCTGGTCCACTTCATGGTCAACGTCCCGAACTCCGCAACCGGCTACATCCTCTACCTCAACGACTTCGACGCGGGCGGTAACGGAAAGTCGAAGTTCATCGGGATGCTCCAGCGCATCTTCGGCGACTCGTTCACTGCGTTCTCTGTCCAGCAGTTGCGGTTCACCATGAGCCTAATGGGCAAGCGCATGGTCTCCATCTCCGAATACGAGGAGAACGAGAACGCGAAGCCGTTGCAGGCGCTCATGAAGTCCATGACCGGACGCGACAAGTTCCAGTACGAAGGAAAGGGGATAGACCCGATCGTAGCCGAGACCTACCAGAACTTTGTAATCAGCTCGAACAAGTACATCTACTTCGAGGACTCGGGCATCAAGAGAAGAATACAGAACTTCCACTGCTCGAACCTCCTCCACATGATTCTCAACCGATACACCCGTAACCCGAGCTACCTCAACAGGCTCTTCGGCAACATCTACAACGGAGAGGCGCTTGACATCATGAAGTCGATGTCCCACTCGTTCCTGGACTTCATGCTCAAGGACAAGAGGGAGTACATGATTCCGATACGTCCTCAGAACGTCATCCTTGGCGGTCTCAAGAACCCTGTACTCCGTGCGCTCTTCGCCCCGAACCTGGACTACTCCCGCTTCATCGATGACGTGACCGGCGAGGCGAGGATAAACATGCTCAGGCTTGCACCGGACGCAAAGGCCGAACAGCTCAACTATGCAAGTTCCACAATCCAGTCGTGGTTCCCTGACTTGCATATCGTCCCGAACAGAAACAATGACGTGCTTACTGTCAACTGCTCGGCTGACGAGTGCGTCAGGAGGCTTTCGGAACGCCTGAGAGAACTCGACGCACGAAGCACTTCTCTCAGGAGCAAGGACTCGGTAAAACTTGAAATCGGCGACTTCGCAGGGTTCAACTCCAAGGACCTCTTCGACGAGTTCATCGGTCCGTACTGCGAAGCGTACCATATTCCTGTCAAAATCGAAAACAACATCATGGAGGTTGGCTAATGGATAAAGTGATGTTCAGTTCTGCATCCGATGAGTGGGCTACACCGCAGGACTTCTTCGACAAGTTGAACGAAGAATTTGGGTTTACGCTCGACCCGTGCGCCAACGCGGAGAACCATAAGTGTGACAAGTACTTCACGAAAGAACAGAACGGACTTGCTCAGGAATGGGGTACGGAGCGCGTCTATTGCAATCCTCCGTATGGCAGAGGCATCGGCGAATGGGTTGCGAAGTGCTCCAGACACGATGGACTTGCCGTTATGCTCATTCCGGCTCGAACAGATACAAAGTGGTTCCACGAGTACGTTTATCAAAAGCCTAACGTCGAGATTCGCTTCGTCAGAGGTCGTCTGAAATTCGGCAATTCAAGCAACTCGGCACCATTCCCGTCTATGGTGATCGTTTTTAATAAGGAGGCTATTTTATGAGACCAAGCAACGACATTCGCGTGATACTCGTGGAACGCGACCAAGACATTACCGAACTCGGTATCTTCGGCAAGCTCTACATCAACGGGACCTACTTCTGCGATACGCTTGAGAACAGGCGCTTTGCAGTTCCGTGCGGTCTGTACGAGGTGGACTACAATGACAGTCCGAAGTTCGGACGCAAGCTCCCCATGTTCTTCGACAGAGGCTACTACGATCCGAGCAGGGGGCTCCGCTTCCACGCCGGAAACTCGCCAGAAGACAGCAAGGGTTGCATCCTCGTAGGCGAACGCTACTGGAACCCGAGCGGGACAATCTCCAAGAGACTCAGGCACTCCCGTGACTGGACTGAACGTCTGTGCAACATCTTCGACCACGACGAGCGAAGAGTTACGAAGACAATACTCGTGGTGGCTACGATATGAACAGACTGCCAAGCGAACTCTGCAAGTACTGCACATCCAAGCACTCTTGCTCAGGCTACGCAAAGTGCCGAAAGCTGACTCGGCTGGAGGCCAGTATCAACATTCCAAAGAAGGAAATCTACGATGAAAACAAATAACAAGACCGCAACTGGTGAATACTATGAAGGGACGAGAGTTGAGACTATCGACTTCCTTGAAGAAATGCTCACAAAGCTTCTTGAAAATAACATTCCTCCGGAAAGGGCTTATGACGTGGTATGCGCGTTGAAGTACTTATCTGCAAGGCTCGGCTCGAAAGATGACACGCCGTATCAGCTTGACTTGCTCAAGGCTGAAAACTACATTCATAGAGCAAGGACTGGACACTGGTTCTCGAAGGACTATCTTAAGCAAGAAGAGGAGGCCATCAATGAAAAATAAAAAAAAGTTTTTTAAGGACAACGCGACTCTGCGTGATACATTGAAACTCGCGAGAATCGATCAACAGAAGTCGCTCATAGACTGGTGTACCCGCGAACTCAAGCGGAGGGGCTATGCAAACTAAGCAGGTGCTCCATTTGACGTGGTTATAGGAGGACCGATGGCAAGAAACAATCTTGGGCTCCCGTACAAGGGAAGCAAGAACACGATAGCGGAAGCGCTGGTGAAGTGTATGCCTGCTGGCAAAAACTTCCTGGACGCCTGCTGCGGAGGCGGTGCCGTACTGGAAGCCGCCTACCTCAGTAGGAAGTACTCGTCAGTGACGGGCATCGACATCGACGAGGGAATTCTGTTGCTCCTCAAGGCTGTGTTCCGGGACTTCGGCCAGATTGACTACGAGCACCGGCAACTCCGTACAGCAGAGGACTTCAAGAAGGCGTATGCCTCCAGGAAGACTCTCGAGGATGCGGTCACCCGGTTCACCTGCTCGTTCGGGTTCAACGGCTACGACTACCAGTGGGGCGAGAAAAGGCGCAAGCTTAAATACCTCGCCCATCAGGCCCTGACTCTTCCGACGCTCGACGGGAGACGCCAGGCGTTCCACTCCTTCATCCGGGAGCTCATCGCCTCCGGTGAAGTGAAGGGCGACAAGTGGGAGATAGCCCTGGCCGAAATCAAGAACTGCGCCCATACGGAGCAGGCCACCAACCTCTGCCGACTTCAGAAGGTAGAGTCGGTGATGCGTGCCTCCGCCGAGACGAACCCTACGAGTCTCGAAATCCGCAAGGCAAGTATGTTCGAAGTTGACTACGACCCGTACGACGTCATCTACTTCGACCCTCCGTATGCAAACACGAAGGGCTATGACAAGTCAAAGTTCGACTTCGCTCGGTTCAGGGAACTCATCGAATCACTCGCGACTCGTGGAAAACACGTCTTTGTGAGTGAATATAACTCGCCTTCCCCTATGTTCTCCGAAGTGTTTAAAGTGGAGAAACAGATGAGTCAATGTGCGACTAAGACAGTGAACGTGACTGAGAAGTTATTTTACTCCGGAGTAATCGAAAAATTAGATTTCTAAATTGACTTTTTTCCTATTTTCTTTATTGAAATTAATTTCATTTTAGAAATGATTTGCTCGCGCATTATATAGGGTAAAAATACGGGGGTATTTTCACTATCTAATTTTTTATTAGGAGTTATAGAACTCCGGAGTAACGGAAGTAATAAAGGGAGACACTCGTGAATGGTGCCTCCCTTTTCTTTTATCTAGGGGATTTTATTCTAGAAAGTCAAAGTTGAACTCGGAAACCTTCCCCTTGTTCGGCATGCGAGGGTCCTTTGCGAGAGTCTTCTGCATGGAGTTCAGAATCTTCCCGAACGACTTCTTGAGAGGAATCATGTTGTTTCTGTCGGAAGCCGTCTTGAAGATATTCGGCATGACGGACTGCATGTACTTCTTCGGATCGACTGCAAGTCCTCCGGCGTCACCGAAGGCACGGGCCAGGGTAGCGTCACCACCTGCCTGGGCTCCGGACCCGAGAAGCTGGAAGAGTTCCTCCTGCGGATAGTCGCTGTTCAGGCTCTTCGCGAAGTCGTTGACACTCTTGGGCATGGCGTTACCGAGAGCGCCCTTCGTCTCGTTCATAGTACCGGCACCGCTGAGAAGCTCGATGAGCGCCTCGTTCGTAGTGGAGCCGTCACTCATGCCCTTGAGAGGGACGCCCGACTTCTTCTGGAAGAGGGAGTTAAGGACCGGGAGCATCTCCTTGTCCTTGAGGTTCGCATTTTCCAGGACGTATCTCAGGTTCTCGTCGCCGCCAACGTTCTTGAGGTACTGGAGGAGCTTTCCTGTCTCGCCCGCATCGGCCAGCGCACCCATGTCGGAGAACAGCTTCCTGTTGCCTCCGAAGATGTCGGACGCGGCCTTCGAGCCGAACGTTGCGTTGTCTGGAAGGCCGATGACTCCTGCCTGGCCCATAGTCGAGAACTTCTCGAGCTCTGCCGGGGTGGCGTTACCGAGGAGACGGCCTGTAAACTCGCGGGCCATCGCATCGGGGTCCATGTCCTTCACCCAGATGTTGCGGGCATTGCTAGGACGGGTAATCGTGGAGTAGTCGCGGTAGTATGACTTCGCAGGTGAGTTGGAAGCCAGCCCGCCGTTCGCAGGGTCTACCACACCGAGACTCGGAATCCTGAATCCCTTCGCCGGGGAGTCCTTCTGTGCGAGCGTCATGGCTGCGCCCTTCTGGAACTCTTCCGGCAATCGGCCCAGGCGTTCGGCCAGCGACTCGCCGACTTCCTTGTTGAAGTACTTCTTGCCCGCTTGCTTGAAGAGTCCCTTGAGAGGTATGCCTGTCAGGGTGAAGAGGGCCTTTCCGAGAGTGCCCGGACCGGGGATGTCAAGGAGTCCGGGAGTCTTGCCGCTTGCCAGCTTGGCTCCGAGGTCAGCTCCTGGAACCATGGAGGCGACTAGCGGAAGTCCTGAATCGTCGCCGAAGAGTCCCTGGCCCACGAGCTCCGCCGTCTTGCCTGCGAAGTCGCCTGCCTTGCTGTAAGCTCTGCCGATGCGCTCGGCGTTTTTCTTTCTGCGTTTGGATGTAGATTGGGTAGGTACGGACATAATTACTTTCTCCAGTAGTTGGCCACAAGTTTCTGATAGTTGTCGAAGGTGAAGGCGTCGTCGTCCTCGTATGCGGACTTGCCGAACATGCGGACTGCACCCCAGACTATCCTCGCCTTAAATTTACTTTCTCCAGCGAACAGAAGCATCGCGAAAAGAAGCTCGTCCGCAGTTTTCCGGTCAACCGCATGGACTCCGCACTTATTGATGCAGGGAGTATAGTTGCAGTCGTGGACGAGCCAGCAAATCTGGTGGAGGCGGTCGCCGATCGCGTCGATGAAATGGTCGATGACCGGTGCGCCACTCCGGAAGTTCGTCACGAAACCCTTCCCGATGGTGTACCGGAACACGCCCTCGTCAGTCTCCACGGAGACCGTCACCTGGTCGGCCAGCTGGAAGTACCGGTCGCCGAGCGGTATGAGCTTTAGCGAGCTCGGTATGCAGATATTCTTTACAATCATCTTTTAGGACTCCTCTTCGCACGGATTTCGCCTATGAGCTCATAGACGTTCCTCGAAAGCTCCTTTACGTCGTCACGGAGCAGTTCCATGTTCTCTATCCTGGACTCCATCACTGCCAGCTTCGAGTCGTTCTCATGCGAGTAGCTCTGCTGTGCCGCCATGCAGTAGACGGCAAGCGCACCGATGATGGCATCCACCAGCGGTTTCAGGAACTTCTGCCAGCTCGAACTGACTGATTCTTTTTCTTTTTCTTTTTCTTTCTGCATCGTGCCTCGGCATGGTTCGGTTAGCTCGGTTCTGTTTCGGATACCAAATGATAGAAGATAGTTGTCGTAATTGTGGTGTTCGCCTGTATCTTGTGAGTTCCAAAATAGAAATGTAATACAATGCTAGTTGCCGTGCCGGACGTATTGTCAAGCAACGCCGTAAATATCGAGTACCAAGTGCCAGGACTATCGAGACGATCAAGTGACGACGACGCAAGTTCGCTGACCAGCTGACCGCCGCCTTCAAGATTGATGTAAGACGTAATCCTAAACGGGTACCTGTCACTTTGTAGACCGTCGTTGTCTCCTGAGTACATACTTAGTCTCAAGAAATACCGGCCCTTGGCTTTGTTAGACAACGTAATATCGAAGCTGCCTTGCTGAGACTCGTCATTCGTAACTGTGTGCGTAACAGTCTGGAACGGGTGACCGAAACAACCGACGGCTCCGATGTTCTTGCGTGCCTGGTTCTTCTCGTCAATATCGAGATTCTGCGCGAGCGAAAATATCAGTTTATTAGATGCGGACATTTTAGATACCCCTTATCATTAAGTGTCACTGTAATTACTTGATTATATCCTTGAGCGTGAGTTTCATAGCACTCCGTTGCGAACCTGCGACCCGCTGATTAAGAGTCAGAGGGTGGGCATGATTTGGTTACAGCGCCGCCATAGACAGCATTGATGGTGCTGTAGGTGCATCGGGTTAGTTATAAGTCCAAGAAGTTCCGTCGTAGGCTCCAATAACGCTACCGCCTTCGGACACGGATATAGTGTTGTCGTCATATACAGCAGTAAAAGAACGCACATTACCACCGCTGCTAACTCCGTGCCACCTAATAGGATAGGACGAGGAACCACCCCAAACAATTAAAATGGAACCCGTCCGACCTAAATTTTCCGTAAGGAAATCTTCAATATTACCCCGTATATTTGGTTCAATAGAAACATCCAACTTTACTAGGTTTTGATTGATGACGGAAGCAATATTCCCCGACACGCCAGACCTTTTGATTACTATATTGGTTGCAGTCAAATTGCTAACTTCGCCAATGTCCCCGATAAAAAAAGTTTGGCGTTCAACATTAATGGACTCCAAGACAGGGGCGTTGGCTAGTTCTGATAAATCCAAGTAAACGCTATCAGCCTTGGCAATAGTCCCGTCAACTGCGATAGATAAAGTTTTAAGGTCACGCAGCGAGAAAAACTCTAGAAAATCTAATGCAGACCAATTTTTTCCAAACAACCCTCCGATTGATAGATTGGAAGGACGCATATACCCCCGTTCCAAATAGGCTCGGGACTGCCCGAAAAACCTCGGAGTAAAGCTTGTTATTTTATCTTGGCTTCCAATACAAACAGAACTTTTTTTAGTTTCATCTTTTAGCGTAAGTGTAGATGAAGTAGTCACAACTTTGGAAATACTGCCATCCGAAAAAGTGCCTCCGATGGTCCGAACCGTACTGCCGGAACTGTCGATAGTAATTTCTCGCCACGAAGATGATTGACCGGACACCACATCAACTTTCAAAACAGCCTCATCGGGTCTGCCGATAGCGCTGGAAATTACATTACTTTTCGCAAATACCATTTTAAATCTCCTTTAAGGAATTTTCAGAACTATACAGCATCTTGCCTGTATCATCCTCGTAAATAAACACTCCATCGGGGACACTATAATTTTGAAGCAGGTCCTCTCTAGTTTGGCAGTGACATACTTCGCCAGTCTTTAAAAAACTGGGTTTATACAGATCACCCCAATAAGGGGATTTGACAAACGGATTTATGCCGATAAATGTTACAGCTCCGAGAACGGTCATTGGGTGGTGATTTGGGTTCCACAGATAAAGTGCAGGTTCTGTATCACCGTAAGTCATTTGAGTGTTTTGCAAGGTCATAGTCACATTATTATTAAGTACAATTCCGTAAGCGCCATCATGGAGGTAATTTGTTGTAAACCAACAATTCACAATACTAATGTCCACACTCAAATTCTTATGATATGCACCGTAGAAAGCACCATCACAACTCTCGGCATTTGCATCGGTTTCAAAATTACATCCCGTACAACGAATTACCTGCTTTTGGTCCAAGCCATCTTCGAAGGCGACATTATTGGATGATTCACTAATAGAGGCTATTGCAGAGCCACCGATAGTGCCAAAATTACATCCGTGAAAATATGCTTGTATGAGACCTTGCAGAACAACGCCAAGTGTGCAGTTGTTAGGGTAAAATCCCTCGAAATCGAGGTTAAAACCCTGCGTTATCCATGCAGCAGAGACCAGACAGTCATTGCATCGTACACTCTTCCAGTAGATCATCCATTTGATTGAACCCCATAACCGAAAGCCCGTACCCCATCCATTGACAGACAAATTCTCAAACACGCACATATATTTATTGTTGTTGTCATCATAGTTTTGGCTACGAAATGCGTTGCAAGACGGGTCACTAGCACTTCCCGTTCCCGAATAATTTATGCTAAAATTCTTGAAAGTGAGGTTTCTCTGCTCAACTCTAAAGCCAACACTTTTCTTGCAGTTGAAAGCGGAACCTTGGACACCTATAATAGAGGTTCCCGTAGTTGGTTCCATTACAGTATTCGTCCAATATACTCCTTTATGTAACTTAATTGTTTTCGGTCCAATACTACACGCTTGGTTAAGTATCTTGCCATTATCTGTGTATTCGTCATTGACTTTCCCACCAAGTTGTTCAAGGGATATTTCTTCGGATGTTACTAGAACAAGGAATAAACCTTCTTTTCGGCAGGCTATAATATTCATACCATTAGCAACCAATTCATCGTCACTAACTACAGCATACAACGCCCCGCCATTATCACCTTTTTTGTAAAACCCCAGAGTCTCAATTTGCTTTTGTGTCCCGTCACAAACAGCAGATGCCTTTACAACCGAGTCAAAAATACCAACAATACTCTCTGTCGGTTCCGTTGGAACTTCAAAAACTGCGTCCCCCTTTTTATCAACAACGGAAAAAGAAACAGGTTCATAATCGTCAACACCGAGAGCAGAACCTTTAGCATTTTCAGCGTCGGCATCCACCCAAGGGCCGTAATGGTCCACCTTAAACACTTTAAGTTTCCCGCTATAAACAACCCGCTCCGTAGAAAGATACTTGTGGTCTTCATCACGGGTTGGGTCAAATTCTTCTGCCACGTTGTCTGCGAGTGCCTTCTCCGCAGCCACCCGCAGCAAGTCGTCCTTACTCATCTTCGCGGTGCCATCCGGTCCGTCCACCGGAATCACGTCGCCGTTACGGAACTGGCTGATAGAAGTCGGAATGTCCTTGACCTTGCCGAACGCGGCAGGCGTAACTCCAAGCGGGTCTCCGGTTTGTCCGTTTCCTGCAAGTGTAGAGTCGTGCGTTACCGCCGGATGGTTGTAGGATGCGACCTGCACGATTTCAAGGTACTTGACCCATATTCCCATCGGCGGAGTGTCTGCATCGAACAGGAAATTCAGACCGAACTTGTCCCTCGTAGTCTTCGTCACGATACGGGTAGAGCGGAGGATGTCTTCGTGTTCATACGAGAAGTCGAACGGCTGTTCACCTACGTTTGCTACGAGCGGAAGGAAAGTTCCTCTCGGATTGCCTACCCACTGCAAGGTGTAATGGACATTGAGGATATACGTACCCGGATTCAGGTACACTTCGCCGAAGTCAACCCCGCCTTCCTGATGGGTCTGTACGAACTCGATGTTGTCGCCGTGTACGCTCCTGCCTTCGGAAATGCGGAAATTGTCTATCACGAGGTTGGTGGTGGTGCCGTCGCCCGGAGTAGTGTAGAGGGAGGAGTTGAAGTAGCCGTGCTCGTCGCTCGGGAGTTCGTCGAGGATTCCTTCAATAACGTCCAGACGTTCGTTTATGCCTTCGAGCTCGTTGTCCAGTCCACCGGTGCTGAGGTTAAGATAGGCATGGTCCTCGTCACGGACAATTTCGAAACGCATGTAGGAAGAGTTAGTACCGATGAGGTCTGAAAGATACCCGGACTGCTCACCGGCTTCTACACAGGACTTGTTGAACCTCACGACCATTTCGCCATTCTCGTCCCTGAGATAGCGGGTGAGAGTCGAACTGTCCTCGACCATGGTGAACACGAAGGCGGATGCGCCCGGATCGGTTTCCAGTCCCTTGAGAGCTACGAACGTAGCGTTGTTGACAAGCGTATCTGTGGAAGTGTGCTCTGTCTCGAGCGCATAGAGGATAAACCCGCGGACCTTGCCATCGGCGTCCTTGGCCTTGAAGACGATGAGATAGTTCTCGTCAGTCCACTGGCCGAGCTTCTGCGGAGTGACCGGCGTAGTCAGGTCGTCTGCATCGTAAAGGAGGTCCACGTCCGTCTGGACACCTTCGATTTCCATGGTGGTTGTCTTCTTGGCGAGCACTTTCACCTTGCCGTCGCTGTCTCCCTGGCCCGGCACCGGGACTTGACCGCCGTAATACTTCTTGACGTTGCTGACTACGTTTCCTGCCATTGTAAAATCCTCTCTATAAAAGAAAAGGCATACTTGACCTTTTTACAGGAGGGGTATGCCAGCCCTTCGAACTACCTCTGCCGAGGTTAAGCCGTGGTGCCACCGATACGGATGTAGGTGGCGGTGATGGATACGCCCTGGTAGATACCGAAGCCCATGAGGCAGTCGGCACGGAAGAGCGTGAGGTCGGAGTAGGAATCCGTCCACATGTGGCCGCGCAACGGGAGGATGCCGCGCTCAGCGAACTCGACCGGCACGGTGTAGCTTTCGCCACTTGCCTGTTCCTTGAGGCCCTTGACTGCCACGAGGAAGTCCGGAGCCTTCCACATGATGGCGGGCTGTGCGTAGATGGCGCCAGCGGCGAGGACGTCTTCGGTCGTCACCGGTAAGCCGCCGCCCTCCATCTGGGATGCTGCGAGGTTGCCGAGTTCCGGGTCCTTCGGGTTGTACGTCATGTCGAAGGAGGCGACATTGGACTGGTACTGGGCGACATACGTTTCGTAGCCGTCGAGGTGGGCGTTCTTGCGCGGGCCTTCGAGGAAGACCGGCTGGGCGAGGCGCCATACTCGGTTGAGAGCTTCCCAGCGGAAGAAGACGGTCTTCTTGTTGCCGGTCGGCTTGCCGAGTGCGTCAACGGTCTGCATGTACTCCGTACCGAACTTGAGGTAGCACGGCTGGGAGAGTTCTCCGTCCTTCGTACCGGCGACCGTACCTGCGACACCTGCCGGGTCGAAGCCGTCGCCACCGATTACGAACTGGCCGATGCCCTGTTCCACACCGGTGATGACTCCGGTCAGGCCGGACTTGCTCCAGTTGTGGCCGAGGAGCGGGCCGAGGTCATTCTTGTAGATGGAGTTGCCAATCTTGCCGTTTGCACCGAAGGTGATACCCATGGCCTGGCACAAGCGGTTCCAGGTCTGCGGATGCGTGATGGCATGCGTTTCGCCTGCGAACTTCGAAGCGGAAGTGCATGCATCGGCGTCATAGAGGGCGAGACCGTATGCGTCGCCACGTGCGGCGGCGGTCGGGGAGTTGCCCGGGTCTGCGACGAAGACGGTTGCACCGGAGAGGAGCCCTTCGAAGGCACGGCGGTTGGTTTCGTCCTGGAGGTTGGCGATGCGCTTCGCCATGATCAGGCGGTCGCGAATAGCAAGGGTAAGTTCTTCGCTCGTTGCTTCGGCGGCTGTACCGATAGGCTTGACCTTCACCGGCACAAATGCACGGCGGGCCGCGAGCTTGCCCTTGAGGGAAGTGATATCGAGATTGTCGTAGACGATGCCAGAGTCGGTGATAGGCACGTTGACCGTATCACCGGAACACTTGGCAGCGGAAAGAGTGGATTCAATCTTGCGCTGGCCCTTGGAAAGAATGTCAGTGCCGAGGTTGAATTCGACGGCCATTTCGGCCATGAGGGTCTGGTTGACTACTGCACCCATAGGAAACTCCTGTTAGAGTCCCCTAGAAGTTCGAGATGCCTCTCTTTGCAAGTGCGTTGTTGAGGGCTTCGCCGAAGCTGTTCGGGGACGAGAACTGGTTACTTTCTCGGCCACTCCCCGGCGTCGGTACATCAGGAATCTTCTGTTGAGGAGGAATCTGGGACTGCGGAGCCTGCGGAGTAGCCAGTCCACCCTGCGGTTGAGCCTGTTGCTGAGGAACACCCGGTCCCTCTGCCTTGGACACAATCTGCTGGTAGACGTTGTTGAGGACTGCTTCCTTCTCGAATTGAGTCATGCCGACCCAGCGCGTACGGAAGTCTCCATTCTCCATCTGGCGCATCCAGTCTGCGTAGAGGTAGAGACCATACGGCCTGTCGACCATGGTCACGAGACCGGGCTCGTTCTTGTTGACGTATTCGCCATAGCGTTCGCTCATGTCAAGGAACTGTCTGTAACTGTCGCCGAAGCACTCGTACGCACGGTCCGCCCACTGCTCGTAAGCCTGGTCCGCCTGCAATGCCTGGAGGTTCTCGATTTCCGAGCCCTTCTGGTGCGCAAGCACGATGGACTGCTCGTCACCTGTCTTGAGAAGTTCTTCGCGTTCCTGGGCAAGCTTTTCTATGCGTCTTTGCACAAGCCCGTCATTAGCTCTCTGTCTGATACGTCGGGCTGCACTATGGAAGTTGTTAGTGCGGCCTGCGTTCTCGCCACCTTGATTAGCGGTCTTGGTAGCGGTAGTCTGACCAGAGGTGTCTCCGTTCGCAGGTTTGCTAGGCCCGCTCTTCCCGGATGAGGTGGAGGATGCCCCTTCATCGGGAGTATGGGAAGATTGACTTCCGTTCTCAACGTTACCGTTGGTATGCGAAGGCTGAGCCTCCGGTTCTCTCCTTGCGACTGCGGCATCGAGTGCCTGTCCCATGGAGGTAAAGGACTGTTCACCGTCCATAAAGTGTTCTCCGTAGTAGGTAGTTCTATCACGGGTGCACGGGATTGTGACCCGCTCGTTTTGCAATATAGCTAAAAAATCTCGGAAGTGGTAGGAAATTCTTAAAAATTTTACATAATTCCAGTGCAACGGCCCTAAGACGTCCTAAGCCCGATGCACCCCGTCGAGTACTCCCCTACCCCGATATACCCCTATACTCCCCGATACTCCTGATATGTTATATGTAATTGATATATGGAGTGTATAGAGAGTGAACCTACTCCCCTTTTCTTATCTCCACTACACGCAGACCCCCCCCTGTGCCTCCACTATTCTCTCCCTAGTGCGTCCACGAAATATGGCCCGATGCGTCCACATAATGTATCGTAATGCGTCCACTATACTCCAGTAATGATTCCGCATATAGCTATAGCAAAATACATGCACATAAAAGCAACTAATCTATAATAGTATCATGTATCTATATCTATATCTATATAGCAACTGAAACACTACACTATACTATTCACTATTTACTATACTATTCTATACTATTTCTAGACTATCATGCTATATAGTTGTCTAATCCAGCATGGAGCGAACACTTTTTATTGTGCATTAAAAAAAAAATTGATTATTTTCTAAAAAGTTATTGACAACCGCATTAAAATATTGTATAATTGATATTGGTTGAACGGCTCAATGGTTCTAAAGTTGCTCAACCTAGTTTAAAACATGAACCAAATTAAAAGGATAAAACATTATGGAAAATTTCAAACTTTATACCATTTCCAACGTCGAAACCATCAAGACCAACGCTAAAGCCAAAATTGACGCAATTTGCATGGGTGACGCAAATCAGTTCTTTGACGGTGACAAGCTCAAAACTCAAACTCTTGCGAACATCTTACTTATTAGTGCCGGCGCAAGCAAGAATAAGTTTGACAGCGCAAAAGGTGCCGATAAGTACGAAAAACTTTATAATGTTCTTTCGGGCGCAAAAGATGACTCAACAATCGCTGTTAATGCTAAAATTAAGGATTTGGCACAAAAGCTCAAAGCAAAGGGCAAAGACAACGCCACTATTGCTGATTTATTGGATACAACGGAGGATTTTATCGCTGAACTGCTCGCTTAATTGACCCGATAATTTAACATGGTCTAGATTATTTCTAGACCATTTTTTTTTAACCATTATCAAAGAATACACCAGAATTAAAAGCCTAATTAAATATAGATAGTCCGCTAAATGCGGGCTTTTTTTTTTTTTACCCATATATTTGGATCTGCTTTCTATAAATACGCTCATGCGCTCTATTTATGGGCTTTATTGAGCGTGCCCAGGTGATACCAGGATTTTTTTTTTATTGTGCCCAGGTAATGCCAGGATTTTTTTTTTTTTATTGTGCATGGTCCAATTTAAAATATTTTTATTATATTTGGTGTGCATGGCTCTAAATCTTTTGAGCGTGCGCAAATTCAATTTAAAATAAGGATAATAAACAAATGAAAAAACAATTTATCAAAGTTGAGAGCGTATCTTTCGGAACGCTTTATTTTAGCCCATGTGGGAAGTTGTTCTTTGCGACTTCGAGCGTGGGTGAGCTCGAGTGCTCGTCTCTTACGCCTGTGGACGGTTACATCAAGTGCCGGTGGAGCTTCGAAGGAGTGCTTGTACGTGCGGATGCGCGAGTAGCAGTAACGAGCGTTACAGAGTGCGAATGTGCTTACAAGCGAGTGGCAATCGAAGTTGCGCCTGAACTTGGCGGCTTCTCATTCAATAAGCGAGTGTTTAGGACGTTCTCGCGTGTCGATTACGAGTGCGTGCCCGAGTGCTACTATTACAAGTGCGAGTGCCTTGATGAAGTTGCTGAATATTCTGACGAGGAGCTTATCGGTCTCGCATGATTAACTACACTGCGCTAGTCCGCTCGATTCAGTCGCGAAAGCGAGTCGATGAGGA